GAAACAAAAATTATTTGACACTGTGCCTAGCAAATACGAATTTAAACCTTTCCTAAATCAAAGACCAAAAACCAATTGGACCGGACACAGTTGGGCAGATTATAAAGAATTGCAGAAAAAGTCTATACGAATTTGACAAACTGATGGGCTAGCACATCGAATGCAAACCCAGTGCCAGCTGCAAATGTGGCAGGTGTGGTCACTCTCAATCTAACATTGGCTCCACTCACATCTACTGTGACTGTGGACACTGAGTTGGTTCCGTTGAAAGTGGATTGAATGGTTGCTATGGAGGCTGCTGCTGCAGTATTCACAATTAAAAATTCTCCAATGAAAGTGTCATTGGCGCTGTAATGCACGCGAAGAGTCACTTTGGCTGATCTATAAAGTGCGTGAGGATATTCAAAGGCTGTGTAGGTTTCAGCAGTAGAGCTGACTGCTTGTGTATATGATCCGTCAAGTATGGAGATTTTTACTCTCTCAATATTGTCCACTTGCAGAGCTATACTTTCTTCCACTGATAATCTCTGAGTGGGAGTGGCAGTACCTATTCCAAAGTTACCAAATGAATCTAAGATTGCAGTGAATGTTGTGGTGCCACCATCAGGAGTGGTAAAAAATCCCACTGTGCCTGGCACTGCGCCTGGCGCTACTGGATTGCCGCTGTCTGCTTCCACAGATGCAAATAATCCGCTGCTTACTCTATAGGCTGTGCCGTCATAGCCCAAAAATGTCATGCCACCTATTGGATCACCTTGTGTGAGAATTGTGGGCACATTCAAAGTGCCTCTGCTGGCTTCAATTTCTATAGCGTCTGAAGACACACCATCTGTTAGAGCTGACACTCTGATGGATTTGTTTGTGAGCACTGGTGCTTTTATTCTTAGGCCTACACCGTTGGCAGAATCATTCACCCCAATCTGCACAGTGTCTAAAGCGCCTGTCACAGTGACCACATTGTTTTGAATCACCACACTGCCATTGGAGAAATAATCCGTTGCAGGATTGGTGCTCAATAAGAGCGTGCCTGCGGTGTCGTAGATGTCTGCTTTGATTCTTTTGGTTATGCCATCCACCATCACTGTGGAGTCATCTCCAAACACTGATCCTTTAAGATCACCTGTCACATCACCACTTACATCGCCTGTTAAATTTCCTGTGACGTTGCCGGTCACATTGCCTGTCAAATTGCCTGTGACATTGCCTGTGATTGCTGCAGTCACAGTGCCGCTGGCATTCACATTGGTGAAAAAACCATTGTTCCAACGCAGTGCTGATGTGCCTAAAGTTCTTGTGTTGTTTGCATCTGGAGTGATGTTGCTGGCTACTCCTGTGAATGACACAGTGCCTGTGTCCACTGCCACGCCGCCCACTGTGGAACCATCACCCACGTACAACTCTTTGGTATCCGTGGTGTAGATCAGTTCTCCTTCTGCTGGAGTTATGCCTAATCGCTGTGCATCTGTGCCGCGTCTAAGTTTGAATGCCATATGTTTCTTGTGTAAATTACAATGTATTTATGCTGACTACTAGCAATGCAAACCGTTTGATCTTTACTTTTTTAGGAACTTTTTGGTGCGTTTTTCAATGTCCTGTTTAACTTTGTCAGTATCCAATCTAAAATCCACACTTTTAATGCTTTTGCTGTAGTTTTTAAACAGCTCATTCAGTGTGTCTTCCAGGTTTTCTTTCTCCTGTTTTTTGTGGTTTTTTTTCACTTTGATGTCCCATTTTTTCCCATCATTGAATGTGACTTTGATGCTGAGCAGATACTGTATGGGAATGGCCTTAACAGTAACTTCATTGAATACGTCAGGCCATTTGTCCACCACATTCTTCGGCAGTTGTTTTTTGTCAAAAAGCACCACAACTGAGCCTATTCTGTAGATTCTTTTGATTTTGCTTTGAGCTCGTCCGCTTGTTTTCTCAATCTAGCAGCTTCCTTGTACAGTCTGTCAGCATCACTTCTCAATTTGGCTGCCAGCTGATCATCAGTCATCACAGTTTCGTTCTTCAATGATTCCAGCACTGGATTCACTATGCGTTTTGCTTGTGAATTGGCTGGAGTTTCTTTGTCAGCAGTGATGGCCAGTTCAGCAATTTTTAAACCTTTTTGCTGAGCTATGGCAGCATTTAAAGCATCCAAACTGATGTTGGTGACTGGATTGGGAGTCATTTCTATTTCGTTGGCTTTGACTTTTTTCATCAATCCTTTCACATGAAATCTAGCCAGCATGATGGAACCATCACCCAGTGAGGTACGGGCCATGGCTTCGGCCAATTCATACGAACTTTGACTGGCAGAGCTGTGTATCAGGTCCATCAATCTTGTATGCTCGTCTGTGTCCAATTCACTGGTGGGTACCACCAATGCGTATTCTGGATCACTGGGCAGCACTCTATACACCACTCCCACCACTTCTTTGTTGTGTTTGAATCGGCCCAAATGTTTGACTTCAGACATTTTTATTCTCACTTCCTGCAGTGGTTGCTGCGGGACCAGTGGTTTTGGCTGCTGCTGCCTGCTGTGCTTGAATAGCATTGAGAAATGCTTCCAATTTGTTGTAGGTGGTGCCCACAGCCTGCATTTCGCCTGCCTTGAAAGCGCCCCTTTGTGATGCCACATCTATGATGGCTTTGATTGTGTTAAGATCCTGCACAGTGAGATCACTGGCTGCACCAGCTGGTGGTGTGGCTGCTTTTGGCATGACCATACTAGTGGTTGCAGTAGGATTCGCTGCAGGATTTTTATTTTCGATTGTCATTAGAGTTACTCCTTGTTTGTATATACGAAATTATTTAACTTCGTAGTATGTGTGGGCAACTCAAACTGAATATTGTGACTTCTTTTGGATCTTCGAAACCAATTTTTATTGCGTACTCTGCTCGTTTTTCTTCTGTGTTCACCAGCACTTTGCCAATAAAAAATCTACTCTTGAGATTGTTGTAGATCCATCTGCTGACTTTTTCTTCCACAGAGTAATCAAATTTGATTTCAATTATTTTGAAATGAGGCAGACACTTTTTGGTTCGTCTAGTACCAAAAAAATTATGTGGATTTGGTTCACCTGTTTTCTGCAGCATCTATTCCTCGTAGTTGACGCTGACTCCAAACGGTGCTTTGATCTTCTTTTCAAATGGATTATTGATGATAAACAGAGTGTCACAGTAGTCTGGATCACCCCAACTGCCCCAAGGTAAACCATCAGTGAACACTATGAGTTTTTTTGGCATTATGTTGTTTTCTTTCATGTAGTCCCAATTGGCCATGAATTCAGTGCCCCCACCACCTTCTAATTTGTATTTGGATATATCATCATCATATGGAGTAAAATCTTTTTCATTATAGATTTCAGTATCGAAAGTCCAAACTTTAATCTTGTAATCTTTGTATTGATCCATGATTCCTTTTACTTCAGTGAGGAAAGTTTTCAGTTGATTGTTGTCTATGCTGCCGCTGGCATCTATTGCCACACAAATATCTATGGTGTTTTCAAACTGTGAACCTGGCAGTACCACATTGGTGTGCCAGCCCTTTCTGCTGGGTCGAGTGAAACTGTAATCGCTTTTGATTGAACTTTGTATTTGAGTTTGTAGTAATTCTCTCCAACTCATTTTAGGGTTAGTTAGATTTTCTACAATTCTTTGTATTTCAGCAGGTAGATTGCCTGCACCAGCTGCTTGTGCAGATTGCAGTATGGAATCTTTTATTTCGTCTCGAATCTTTCTCAGCTCTTCTTTAGAGTAAGCTGGTTTCTTGTCACTATCGGGCTTGGAATTCTTTCCATTTTGTTTTTCCCAGTCCACATGTTCATCCAACAGTTGTCCCAGTTTCTCTAATTGTTTGTCATCATATTTTTTATACAATTCATCATAAACTCTTTCAGAACTCCAGCCTTCATACTTGAAGTCTTGAAATATAGGAATTTTTTTAGGCTGCTTGCCTATGTTATCACGCACCAATGTGTTGTTTACCACATAATCACAGGCCACATTGTAGATGTTTCTATCTCTGTCTTCTGCTCTTGTGATATGATCAAACACACAATGCAATATTTCGTGAGCAATTACAAATTCGATCTCTCTCGTATCAAGTTTATTAAAAAATTTTGTGTTGTAATACAGATTTCTACCATCTGTGGCAGCAGTTGGACACCATTCATCACATTCTTGAATGCCCAATCTTGTTGCCATGTTGCCGAAAAAAGGATGTCTCAGCAGTAAACCAATTCTTGCTACAACAATTTTATCTAGTACTTCTTCCTGTAGTTTCGAAAGTTTTTCTTTTTTATTCATAAGTGCCATCTTTAAATGCGGGGTATGTGTTCACACCCCGCAAGCTGATTTACTCAGTAGTTTTTTGTGCGGCAATGACATACTTGCCGTACTTTTCATGGAACTCATCGAAGCACTTGATACTGTCTGGATCAATTGGCAATTGATATTGTGTCAATGCCACCTTGATACCCATGACCACAATTTCTGTGTCAAAGTTATCCATAGCAAATCTAAGAAATCTATTGACTTTCTCATTAAATTTCTTATCTTTCTTATCACTTGCTTCTTTCAGTTCGTAGCACAATGAGACTGTCAAGGAATACATGGCACTGATTTCTCTAGTCTTCATTTTTTCCACCTTACCCAACAGTATGTCCGAAGGATTAGGTAGATCTTTTGCTACTTTCCTGTGAGCCATGAATTTTACTGCTAATCCTTCGCCCACCGCACCGCTCACTAGGTCCGATGTGACACTCTCATCAATTTCATCTGTAAGTAATTCACTTACAAATGTCCAACTGCGTGGAGTTGCAAAGGATCGACCCGAATTTTTAGGGTCGAAATCATATAAATCTTTCTTACTGAATGTGAGAAAACCCACCACATCCTTGTGTATGTTGTGTGACACAGCCCATTGAAACCAGTCTTCAAAATCCACTTTCATTTCAATGTGTATGAATCTATTGGCTAAAGGAGCTGGCATTCTGTACACAATACCCCTGTCAACTTCTCTGTTGCCTGCTGCAATGATAACCACATTGTCAGGCAATTTGTATGTGCCCACTCTGCGATTCAATATCAATTGATAGGCAGCTGCCTGCACAGCAGGTGCTGCTGAATTCATTTCGTCTAAAAATAATATAATTTGTTTGTGTTTCTTTGCCACTGATTCGTTTGGCAATTCACTTGGAGGCGCCCAAACCATTTGTTTGTCATTGGAATCAAAATATGGAATGCCTTTGATATCTGTGGGTTCCCACAGACTCAATCTTATATCAATTACATGAGCTTCGATTGCTTCTGCTATTTGATGCACAATATCAGACTTGCCTATGCCTGGTGCTCCCCATAAAAATATAGGTCTTCTCTTTGTGATTGCGTGTCGTATGCTGTTTTTTGCCTGATTAGGTCCTAACTGCCTAACCGCTAAACTGTCTTTATCTTTTGCCATGTTGCTCCTTGTTAAATTATATACAGTATAGCATCACCCTATGTCAAAGTCAAACTATATTGTGTCGAAATATGAATTTTGTGGATAAAAAAAGTCAACAAAATCAATGATGTATTATTCAACAAAATAGCGGGTCACTCCTGTGTGAAAGGTCTTTGCATGGCTTTCACCAGTCCATACTTTCTTATATCACCTGAAAACAAGTGCAATTCTATGGCTTTTTTTTCATTGGTAACTATGATTCCATCTGCTGCCACATAATAAGGGCAATCAATGAATTTATCTAGAAACAATATGACCTGAGTGGTGATAGTGAAATCTTGTGGAAAAGGCACATCATAGGTTTGCATGTCCAGTTTGTCTGTGATAAATTTAAGGCCTTCTTCAGACAACCTCAATCCACCATGCTGTTTGGATTTGGCACTACGCCACCATTTTGGCATATATTCCGCCAATGAATTGTCAGTGACAGATATGTTAGCTTGTGTGAGAAATATTTTAGTGTAGGTGCTTTTCCAGTCCATTATTTTTCAGTCACAGTCTCGCCCTTGTTCAGCTTGACCACCGAAAAATCCTGCACATTGAATAGAGTGTTCAATTTCTTAGCAAGGTTAAATGCATGACCTGGATTGCTGAAGGATACTTTTTTGTACTTGGGCCCTGGATAGTTGGTGGTCACGTTGGACGATTTCAAATTGAAAGGCTTGTCCTTGTAAAACACTGCCCAGATGGCTTCTGCTTCCAAAATCTGTTCTGCTTTGTAGTCTTTCTTGTTTACATTTTCCAAAAGAACTACTGGTTTGGGTCTACTCATATTTTCCTTGCATGTGTGAGTTATACACATATATTTATCTGTCTTGTACCAAAAAAAATAGTGTTTAAATCAATTATAAAGCCAATACAAGGGCAATAATAGTGGCTGCTAAGGCCCACATACACACAGGATAAAAAAGTGCAACTTTGATGTCTATTTGATATTGTTGTAGATTTTCACCAAAAATGTCTGGTGCTGCAGCATATGGATTGAAGTTATTGTCGGGCAGATTTGTTGATGCCAACTGTTCAATTTCTTTGTCAGTAATCACAGTTTGCCACCATCCATTTGTATTTGTATGGTGTCTTCTTTGTCTTTTTTAGCCAGCAATTGTTCATAATCACCTGCTAATCTGCTCATCACAATGCCTAAGGTGTAGGCCACGCTTTTTGCAGATTGAATATCCAATCTGATCTCTTTTTGTTGACTTTGATCTGCTGCTTTGATCTGCTGTATCAGCTGCTGCAGCGGCGCTGTGTTAATTGGTTGTGTCATTGTTGTAAGTCTCCTGTTTGTTGGCACTGCTCAATTCCTGTCGCATTTCCAACACAGTTTTGAACGGGCCTTTGTTGGGATATCTTTCTATGGTGACCAATTTGGGGCAGTAGCTCTTGACCCAACCTTTTTCAAACTTGATTATGTAGTAGCCAGCACAGTATAAAGATCTTGATTTTTTACTCTTGGTGAACAATGGCAATTGTTTTTTGACATCGAATATAGGATTGCATGGTTCAAATCTTGTGGGATATCCATACACCACATTCTTGTCCACTATTTCTGTTGTGGCCAAGTGTCCAGTGGTGCCCCACAGCCAATCATTCTTGAATTCCTGCTTGAGTTGTTGCTCATTATCAAACATTCTGGTGCCTGTGGCACAACTGAACATGTATCTATGATCGTCCTGTCTGCACAAAGTGCCTAATTTTTCGCCATTGGATTCCACTATCCAGAATTTACCTTCCAATATGGGTTTTGCTACCACTGTCATGCTACCACTCCCTGTGTTTGTTGATATCTTGCATTCAATGGTTCAGCATACTGTTGAGCATTTTCTGCTATCTTAACCATGTCCCATTTGGCACAAAATCTCATTAACTTGATACCTACTTGGTCCACGGACTTTGTTTTTGCATTTTCTATCACTGTGTTTGCCATAATATTTTTAATCTCCTCTGGTTGTGATTTGAGATCACATAATACAACGTTTCTGTTGTAATCATCCAACACTCTGTGCTCAATGCCTTCATGATCCAACCATCTCTGCAACATCATGTTGTTCCAACTGAACCCTTTGGTTTTTCTATCCGCAAATGCTTCTGCCAGTCCCACTCTATTTTTTGTGCCTTTGGTCCTTACACCAGGAAAAGCACTAAAGATATTGTCAGTGGAGTCACCTCTCATGCATTTTTCAAACAATAACCATTCAGGATCTGGTGCTGCTTTATTTTCACCAGTTTTTTTGTCAATCACGTGTTTACCCTTGTGATCAAAATATCCTTCTTTACTAATGGTGATTTCTTGCACTCCATTGTATTGTTTTACATTGTCACAGATCAATTGAGCGAAATCGCTGTCAGTGCTCACAATCACATGTTGATCTCTAGGATGGGCCTGTATCCAAGCACTGATGCAGTCATCTGCTTCCAATCTAGTGTTGTGCAACACTGTGCAGTTGGTTTTAGATTGTATGTATTCTTTGAATGAATCAAATGTTTCCCAAAATAATTTTTCTTCTTCCTGTTCACGCGGAGTCAGTGCTGCTCTAGCATCGGACCTGTTTCTTTTGTAAGGAGGATAAAAATCCTTACGCCAACTGCGACCTTCCATGCAAAAAACCACATGACTGCCATTGAAATCTTTCCAAGCCTTTTTGATACTGTTCAAAGTAATGTGTATAGCCATTCCAATTTTGCTGTTGATATCACCTTCTACCACATGGCGTGCTCTAAAAAAAACGTTGGCTAAATCCACCAGTATGTAACTCATTAACTAACTTCTGATCTATCCTTGCCAAGTTTATTGACATTGATATAACCAGCTCCTCTTGTGGTGTCTTGACCTTGTTCATTCAGCACATTCCTTGTGACATCTTTGAACCAGCCTTCCACTATCTCTTCGTTGGTTTCACCTTTGTATCCAGCATCCAACAAGTCTTCTATGAAGGCGTTGTTCCAATCCAGTTCAAAAAAACCATTGCGTATGTTTTCTTTGTTCAAGTGTGTCTCCAGCACTGCTACCCAAGGTTTGCCTGCTTTGGTTGCTGCTTCTTTTTCAGCCATCAAAAGTTTGTGTCTATCAGTTTGTGGCACAGTTTTGTTTCTTTGAAAAATTTTCTTTATTTTATCTAGCATATTGTCCTCCTATGTTCCCCATGCATTTTTAAACAATGGCACCTGCAATCTGTCACTGTATCTGTAACCCATCTTCATTGCCATCTGAGCCACTGCGCGATTGTTCATGTAGTACACATTTTCTACTCCGCCCACTGGCATTAGATACACTGAGCCATTGAATCCTTTTTTTCTATACATATCTGTGACCTCAACAGCTTCATGCACATCATCAATATTGGCCACCACATATTTCAAATATGCGTGTCCCACTGATTGGTATTCAACAATCACATCAGGTTTGATTGCGTCTTCTCTCTTTTCACCACTCACACTCAATTTAGCACTGACAGAAAATGTAATAGACTCTCTAGTTCTTCCATTTTTGTTACTCCATTTTATGAGATAATCTTTGAAATCTTTGTGTAGAGATTGAGTGCCATTAGTTTCAAATGTGATTTCTTTCAGCGGCTGCATGTGTTCATGTTCCAAAAGATCTGGATAGCTCTTCTGCCATCCCAGCAATGGTTCACCACCTGTGAATATGAAATGTTCATCCTGCCAACGATTGTTGGGCAATAAAGCCATTGTTCTTTCAGCTATGACATCTGATTGCAGCAGTGGTGACAAATGTTTGAATCTTGGATCCCAAGAAGCATAGCTGTCACAACCTGTGTCCACCAAAGGCAGTTCATTGTAAGTTTTAAATTTGTCTATGTCTCTGTGCACCAAATCATTCTGTGTGCTGCGTTCACCTTTGGGCATGCCGAATCCAGCACAGGTGAAATTACAGCCGAAAGTTCTCAAGAACACACTGGGCACACCCATGTATCGGCCTTCACCCTGTATGCTGTAAAACAATTCTGCCACTTTGATCTTGCTCATTATACCAGTTCTTCTAACACTCCCAACAGTTCAGCTGTGATAAACAGAGCACCGGCCCACACAAACATGCCAAACACTAGACTGATACCTGCTATAATTCTTATTCCACTTTTTACCAATGAAATATAAAAATGTCCGTTGCTGATAGATTTAGGTTGTGCTTTCATTTTTTATTTCTCTCAATGGTACTATTGTGGAATAATCAGT